CGTGTACTTAGACTTTAAGATGTTTAGACCTGATGTTGATGTAGATACTTTATTGTCAAGATGTCAAACAAAGAAAGACTCTAAGACTCTGCACTACTTTCTAAAGGCGTTCAACTACGATTTTAACAATAATAGTTCACCTCAGATGATCATCCGACAGATCGGCAAGTGGGAAAGAAAGTATAATCGACTACCTAAATAATAGATCTAATATGTTAGGGTAAAGATAATGAGTGCTGCTTCAGATAAGTATGAAAAAGACGTTGCCGATAACGTCAACAAAATTCCAGGGATTACGGCATCACGCCCACCTGGAAATACAAAGTTTGCCGATGTCTTAATCGAAAAAGATGGTGTTAAGACATGGATGGAAGTGAAGATGAATCATACAGACAACTTGTCTAATCCTCGTATGTTTTATAAGAATGGTAAATGGGATACTTCATACACCACTCCAGTAGCCAAACACGCTGTTGATATTTTGAACGCATCACCACTGGCGAAACAGTTTATTAAAGATATAGCTAAGTTCTCTGGCATTCCTGTTAAAGAAATAAAGATCCCATCTAGTCTTGGTGGATTGCGAGAAGAAGGCGCTGTACCTCTAGCTATTATGAAACAGTTTTTTGATAGGGCAGGTGTTAACCGCTATATCGCCAACAATCCAGGGATGGATTTGGGTAAGATTGTTACAGAACATTACACTAAAGGTAAGGCTCAACCAGCTTACTATATGCAAGCTGGAGATGATTTTTATAGAATCTCAAACAAAGATGTTCTTAAGGTTGGTTCAAAGATTCCTCTATTAACAGGTAAGGGTGATTTTAAAGTACGTGTTTCAACTAGATCTGGCTACTATGAAGTACAAGCTGAGATTAAAATCGCACAGATGCCTGATAGTAATTATTCTGTGAAACCTGGAACGAGAAAGAAAAATCCATTTTTAAAATAATTTAGATTATAAATAACTGTATACTACTTTATAGATGGATTAAATGAAAGATTACAAACAATTACTAAAAGAACTACCATCCAAAACGGTGGTTCTAGCCTGTGGCAAGTTTAACCCTCCAACGATGGGACATGAACTTGTAGTAAAGGCTGTCAAAAAGCTCGCCGAACAAAGAGGCGCAGACCACGTAATCTATGCATCCTCTGCATCTGATCACAAAAAGAATCCCCTGTTAGTAGAAAAGAAACTCCAGTATCTCAATCTGGTGTTTCCTAAGACCAACTTCGTTGAGTCTATGGATGCAGTTCCAGCCCTAATCAAACAACTAAAAGAAAACTACAAGAACATCGTAGTTGTAACTAGCGCCGATAAAGCTGGCGCTATCCGTCGTTTAGGTGTAGAGGTTATCTCTGCTGGAGAAAGAGATCCAGACTCTGATGACTCACTTCGTTCTGCCGCAGCCAAAGGGTTGTATGAAGAATTTAAAAAGGGTTTACCAACATCTGTTAGAGAGATCGACTCTCGTCGTTTGATGAACGATGTTAGAATGGGTTCAGGATTAGAAGCAATCAAGGAACAGATTAACCTAGTCAAAGATGATCTACGTGAACAATATTTCCGTGGAGAGATCTTTAAGGTTGGAGAGATGGTAGAATCAAATGGTGAACAATTTGAGATCGTCAAGCGTGGTTCTAACCACTTGCTAGTAAAAGAAGCATCAGGTAAACTTACTTCTAAATGGATTCAAGACGTGCAGCCTACTGAAACTAAGCCAACACAAACAAAGAAGCACCCACAGATTAAAACAGACGTTTGTGGACAGTGCGGTAAAGAACATACTGGTGTATGCGTAGATGATTTTAGAAACCCATTTGATCCGATGTTTAAAGAATCGTTCAAGACATGGAGAAAGAATAACAAATGACTGAATTACAAGCAGCTTTAAAAATAGCTCTGGCAAATACATTCGTAATGTATTTTAAACTACACTCATTCCACTGGAATACAGAAGGTATTGAGTTTAGCCAATACCATGATTTCTTTGGTGATTTATACGATGATGTTTATGGTGCTGTCGATCCGTTAGCAGAAAACCTGCGTAAGTTAGATGTGTATGCACCTAAGAGTATCTCAGAGTTATACGAACACAAGACAATCCAAGAAGAGTCTGGTATCCCAGATATTGAAGGTATGCTTCGTTCAGCTCTAGCTGCAAACGTAGAAGTGCTTGCTAGCCTAAATAAAGTATTCGCCCTTGCTCAGAAAGATAATAAGCAAGGTCTCTGCAACTTTATTGCGGATCGTATCGATACACATGAGAAGCATGGTTGGCAACTACGTGCTTCATTAAAGGGATAAAAAGAAGTCGTTTCTAACTTACTTAAAAGAAGAAAAAGATGCATTGGGTCACGGATCTGATGCACATGATGGTAAGCTAAAACATATCCATCATGCTGAAGACCGCCCACTTTTACATGGTGCTGGTGGTTTCGAACACGCCCGTGGTTCTTTATTAAGAGCCCATGAGCATATGAAGTCTGGTGCTAAGAACTCGAACCTGTCTATGAAGTATGATGGTTCTCCAGCTGTTGTGTATGGACACCATCCAGAGTCTGGTAAGTTCTTTGTTGCTTCTAAGTCTGCTTTTAACAAAACTCCTAAGATCAATTACTCTGAAAAAGATGTCGATAAGAATCATGGTCATGCTCCAGGTCTTGCCGAGAAACTAAAAGCGGCGTTAAAACATCTACCTAAAGTTGCTCCAAAGAGCGGTGTGTATCAAGGAGACTTGATGCATTCTAAAACTGATGTTACTCACCATGAAAATGGTTCAGCATCATTCACTCCAAACACCATCACTTATACTGCTAAGGGTAAAGAAGCCGAAGCAGTTAAGAAGTCTAAGCTAGGTGTTGTGACACATACTCAATACCATGGCAAAGATCTGGCATCCATGAGTGCTGCTCCACTGCATAGCAGTGAGGGCTTCAAAGAGCACCCAGACGTTTACCACAAGTCTCCTGAACACGATACATCTAAAATTCAGTATCCAGAAAAGGCTCAGGCTGAGTTTCACAAGCACATGACTGCTGCTAAAGATATCCACGACACTCATGCTGGCAAGATGTATTCTGCCACTAAGAAGCATCAAGGTGAAGCAAGCCACTTAGCCACTTATATCAACTCTACGATTAAGACAGACTCTGTTCCAACTGCTGGTGGTTTACAAAAGCATATTGCTGGCCACTACGAACGTGCTGCATCTAAATTAAAAACCGATGCAGGGCAAGCAAAACGTAAAGCTGAAGGTGCTGAACACGTTGGTCATATTGAATCTAATAAGTCTCATTATGAGAATCTATTATCAATGCACCACCACTTACATCAAGCCAAGAACGTTTTAGTTAAGCACTTAGAATCTCATGAGGGTGGACTTGAGCATCACATCTCTGGTCAAAAATCTAAGCCAGAAGGTTTTGTTGTTCACCACGAGAATGAACCAACTAAGCTAGTGAACCGTGCTGAGTTTGCCAAGGCTAACTTATTAAAGGTAAGAAAATGAAATCATTTATCGAATACTTAAAAGAATCTTGTGATTGCTGGAAAGGTTACAAGCGCAAGCCTGGAACTAAACCATGTGCTGAAGGTTCTTGTGTCAAAGAAGAAGTTAATATCGACGAAGCAGTTGGCCACACTATTGAAGCACATGGCATTAAAGGCGCTAAAGGTACTCCATGGCGTAAGACATTCAAGAGTCATGACCATCTACATGATTGGGCTGAGAAGAACGACAGTGTTGAAATTCATGCTACCCGAGATCTTGAAGGTACAAAGAAAAAGACTAACGAAGAAACCAGCATTGACGAAGCAGCTGTTGACGCAAAGGGACACAAATCTTCTACTGGCGGTCTAACCCAAAAAGGTCGTGATGCTTACAATGCCAAGGGTGCTCACCTGCAAGCACCAGTCACTACACCACCATCTAAATTAAAAAAAGGCAGCAAGTCTGCCAACCGTCGTAAGTCTTTCTGTGCCAGAATGAGTGGCATGGAAGGTGCAATGAAAAAACCAAACGGTGAACCAACACGCAAGGCGCTGGCACTAAGAAAGTGGAACTGCTAATGATTACGTTTAAAGAATTATTCGAAGCTAAAGACGCTGGTGGTCATGGTTCTGAAAAGCACCATGTTATGTCATTTGCTCGAATGAACCCGCCTACAACTGGCCACATGCAGGTTATCAGTAAGCTACATGCTGTTGCCAAAGAGCACAATGCTCCGCATAGCCTTGTCGTTTCTCATTCCAATGATGCTAAAAAGAATCCACTGACTGCAGAACAAAAGGTTAAACACTTAAAACGTTACTCTCCAGAGACTAATGTTAAAGCTGCTGATAAAGAATCCCCAACTATCCTTCATCATGCTGCTGCTCTACATAAGAGTGGCGTAGAACACTTACATGTAGTTGCTGGTTCAGATCGCCATAAAGAAATGCACGATCTCTTACACAAGTACAATACTGGTGAAGAACATAAGCACGGCTCCTTCAAGTTTAAGTCTATCACAATGCACTCTTCTGGAGAACGTGACCCAGACTCTGAAGGTACTACTGGAATGTCTGGTACCAAGATGCGCCAACATGCTCATGATAAAAACTTTGCCGAATTCCGTAAGGGTGTCCCATCCCACGTTTCTGATAAGCACGCACATGAACTAATGAACGATGTCCGTCAAGGTTCAGGTATCAAAGAAGAAGCCATTAGCTATCAAACGTTTATGGAAGTTCGTATGTCTGCTGCAGTTAAACTACAGAAAGCATTTGAACGTGAACAACAGAAGTCTGCTGCTTCTCGCCAGCGTGCACATGAACTGCTGAATCCACCGAAACCAAAACCATCTGAGCATATGAAAGAAGAAGACATGCAATTCACCGAAAGTGTACACGCCAACCGCACTGGTTTTGCCAAGAAGAAGCGTGAAGACGACGAAGGCGGCGAATTGTACCGTCACACATATAAGTTTAATGTATCAAAGCCTGGAGTTAATGATGGAAAGAAGCATGAACGCCATGTAACTACTCCATTGACACCACGTAAGAAAGGTGACATCGAACATTTGGCACGTGCTCATTTGACCAAGCAAGGTTATCAGATCCATGAAGGTGTTAAAGAAACTCCAACTGGGCGTGTCCACACTAAAGATGATTATGAAGGATATCCTTCTACGTTTAAAGATAAAGAACAAACAAAACTAAAGAACAGTCAGGATCGTCACAGAATGAATAGAATTATTCCAGCAAACGATAAGATAAAAGAAGAAGCTAGTGATAAACGTGGTGCTTACAAACAAAAGTCTGCAGTAGTTATCGCTCCAAAAGATCCAAAAGCTAAGACATACGGTAAGATTGTTTCTAAGATCCGCACAATGGCTGAAGAGTCTGAAGAAATTGTCGAGAATCACTTAATGGATTATCGTCGTTATACACAAGCAGCAAAGAATGCTCGTGATAAAGGCGACCATGATATTGCCAAAGATGCAGAACAAAAAGCTACTAAGTCTGCTGCTCACTACACTCGTGTGACTGGTAAAAAGCCAACATTCAACGAAGAGACTATCGACGAATCTATGACTGACTCTTGGACAAAAGTTCAGTCTATGGATAAAGGTTCAGTTACTGGTGGTAAAGAACAAGTTAAGAAGCACTTAGATTACTTGACTGCAGTTCACGCCCACCACAAGAAGTTCGGTAACGACACTCTTAAAGTTCGCAAGAAAATCGAAAGTATCAAGCGTTCACATATCGCTGAAGAAAGCGATGCGCATGCTAAGTCTGAAGAGAATAAGCGTTCTGCCGATGCCGCTAAGTCTCAGGCTAGACCGTTTGATTATCACATGCACATGGCTGACCACCATGACAATCTAGCCCAATGGCACTCTGAAAAAGGTCGCCATGGTGTAGCAGATACTCATACGCAAAAGGCAGAAGAGCACCACGATAAAGCTATGTCTCTTAAAGAAGCCCGTGGTCTTTGGGATAATATCCATGCTAAACAAAAGCGTATTAAGAATGGTTCTGGTGAGCGTATGAGAAAGCCAGGAAGCAAAGGTGCACCAACTGCTGATGCATTAAAGGCATCTCAAGAATCTTTTGACCAGACATTTGATATGCTAGAAGAAGCAGCAAAGTCTATCGATAAGGGTGAGTATGACTACGAAGGTCAGATGGCTCGCACTCAATTACAAACTACTCTACGTAATTGTACAGATTTGATCGATATGATCGAAGACGATGATAATATGCCAGAGTGGGTTCAATCTAAGATCACACTAGCTCAAGATTACATCACTACTGTTAGAGATTATCTACAGTCAAAAGAAGAACTTGAAGAAGCTACTGCATACTACAACAAGCCATCTTTCCTAAAGAGCATGGGTCGTATTGCCAAGCAAGAACGTCTTGCCCGTGAAAAGAAAGAAGCAGAAGCTAAACAGAAGCCAGTTAAAGAAGAGACTGTTGAAGAAGCTGCAACTGGAGCAAAGCCTGGATGGATGCTACGTCAAGATCCAGAACTAGCAAAGAAACTTAAAGACCAACAAGCACGTAAGAAATTTGTTGCGGGTGAACCAACTAAGAAAAATGTTAAAGAAGAAACACAGGAGACAGAAATGGGATTGAAATCATTCAAGACTTTAGTTAAAGAAGGTACATTACAATCGTCTGGTGATGATTCTATTCCTACATTGACTAAAGCACCACAAGCACCAACTCTAGATCGCAAGTACATCAAAGGTACTCCAGAGAATAAAGCACTGAAAGCGTCACATAAACCAATTAATGGCCACCCAACCAATGAAGAATTCGTTGAAGAAGGTGTAATGGACGCTGTTAAGAAGGTTGCTAAGAAAGCAGCTGAAGTTCTTGGTGGTCCAGATGATGAAGGACACAAGAAAGACTTACAGAAGAAGATGGGCATTCCACAGACTGGTAAAGTTGGGATGGCTAAGCAGAACGAAGAAGTTGATGAAGAACTAAAAGGCTCTCAACACAAACTAGATAAAAATAAAAACGGCAAACTAGACAAGCAAGACTTTAAGCTATTACACAAAGAAGAAGCCGAACAGATCGAAGAAGCCAATCACCGTGAGTTTGCTTCTCAAGGTAAGATGCACCCAGACATGGCCAAGCATATGAAGACTGGTCAAGAAACAGACTTCTATCACTCTAAAACTGGTGACAAAATCTCTGGTGTTGTTAAACACACTACTGGTGGTGAAGTTCATATCAAAGCCCACAAAGATGGTAAGATGGGTGCTGGTGATGTTCACAAGTTCAAAGTATCTTCTACTCTAGATGAATCAGCAAAGCACGTAGCACCAACAAACAAGAAGCCAGCTATCGATATCGATAAAGTGAATGCTGCTGGACAAGAACCGCACGAAGAAACTTTCGAAAAGGCACCAAAGCCAGTTCGTAAAGAAGGTTACACTGTTTCTGATTTGCTTCAAGCATTGAAAGAAGGTATGTGGCCAGGAACTCCAGAATACAAAGCTAAGTACGATGGTGCTAAGCAAGGCGGCAGCGCTGGTGTCAAGAAAGGCTCACGCTATGGTGGTTCTCTACAGAAAGACGAACCAGAACATGATGAAGAACCAGCGACAGCTGGTCGCAAAGTCGGATCAAAGTCTGGCGCACGCAAAAATCTCGGCAATTCTAAATTGCATAAA